ATAGTATTACAAATTTTGATTTTGCAAAATTTGCAAGAGGTATAATGCCTGATTTCCTGGCCGATATGATATTCGGTAAAGGAGAATCGGAAGTAGAGAAACCAGCAGAAGCTAAAAAAGCAGAAACCGCAGCGCAGGGTGGAGAATCAGAAAAATTATTAGAAAAACCCGATACTGGTGGAATGTTCGATGCAATATTAAATCCATTTCGTACCTATGTTAAAGATTTATTAGCAGATACTACAGGAATTCCAGAATGGGTTGAAAATATTGTACTGAGTGCAATTCCTGGCGGAGGCGGTGAAGTAGAAGATACAAGTGCAAGGGGTTCGATTATAAAGAAACGAGCAGCAAAAGGTGCAATTGTTACCAAGCCCGCATATCTTCCTGCATCTGGTACAGTTGTTGGTGAACATTCTTCTTGGTCTGGTAAAGGTGCTGCAGCAGGGGCTATTCCAGATGGGCCGGGAGGTGAAGCAATTATTCCACTTGCAGGTGAAAGAGGTGGGGCTATTTTAGCAGAGGCACTTGCACCAGCGATTGCAGGAGCAATCTTAAATGAATTAATGATGGCAAGAGTAGGAGGAGGAGCAGAAGGTGGTAGTGCTCCAACTGTGATTCAGGATAATAGTACGAATCAAAATGTTACTAACAATACAATAGTTAGAACCCCCTCTCCCATCGGGCCAAATTTGCATTTTGAGAGAGGGGATTTTGTTCACAAGATAGCGTAATATCTACTACGCTTCTGCTAACTTCTTGAAGTAATCAAGGTTCTCATCTTCTGAAGTAGAAGATTCGGGAATCGGTGTCCCACCATCAAACGGAGCCTCATCGTTTTCTACCGATGTTGGTGCCGTCATTGCAGCGGTTTGAATGTTCCCAAGAACCGTATCCAAACGAGTTTTCAACTCATCATAGGTCTTGAAACTCTTCTGATCAATAAACTCTTCCAAGTCATGTTGTTCACCAAAAACACGTTCCATTTCCGACTCATCTTCAGAGAGTGGAGCAGAAGTCATGAATTCAGACTTGTCATAGTTTGAGAAACCATCGACTTTACGAATCTTCAGTTTGAAGTTCGCACCATCCCACAAATTGAAAACATCAACTTCTGTTTCATCTTCAAATTCGGGATTGGACATTGAACTAATCTTGTCGAAGATTTTCTTCCCAAAACGGAAAAGGAAAACCTTTCCTTCGTTCTGAGGATTCGCCTTATCTTCAACAACATAAATGTTGGAAAAGTAAGTCAATCTACGTTTCTGTTTGCGAGCAATTTCCTTGTTCGCTTCGATTCCTGAGTTCCAGAGAACAGAATTGTACTCCGATAGGGGATCTTTTTGACCAATAGTGGTCAAAGAGTTTTCGATGTACCAACCGCCTGGGCCTTGAAACCCATGATTAAAGACACGTACAAACGCTGTCTTATCATCATCTACTGCTGGAAGGAATCGAATGACAGCGTATCCACTGCCGGATTTGTCGAGTTCCGCTTTCCAGAAGCGCTCATCATCTCGACTAAAATTGTTTTGGGGTTTGTTGATCTTTTCAATTTCTGATTGAAGTTTTTCAAGATCGGTAGTTCGCCTCTTTTTGAGGTTTGCGAATGATGTTGCCATCTTATTCTCCTTGTTCTACGTGTTTCAGATTATCCACTTTATGCATAATGTAATTCTACTTGTTTTTTTAATATGTCTACATATTTCTGCTTATCCACATTCAAGAATGGTGCATACTTTAAACACATATTATACAAATCCGGCCAAATGACCGATTCCTCTATGTTCTCATTGAACTTAGAGGTAAAATGAAGTATCGAATCCATTATAATGAAGGATTCAATCGACACTTCCTCGCCAAATAAACGGCGAAGCACAGGGGGATGTTGACCATCCCGACAATTAAAAAGTAAATTAAACTCATCGCTTGAATCAAATAACGAGTCGATCTCATTTTCAAACACATACGGAAGGCCTTGGATTTTCGCTTTCCATGCGATATAAGTCTGGCGACCCTCTGGCGATGTGATGTTGCCCACCCAAAGATCATTAGTTTTAACGAAGTTTGAGACAAGAAATCTAGTGAGTTCATCTTCTTTATAAATTTTCGACAAACGCACAAAATGGTGTTTGTCTTTTCGTTTCTCAAAAGAAGTTTCGCTCGCACGAACTCTTCCATTAAACTTAAAATAATCGTATTCATCCCTATTGAAATGTTGTTTTAATGAAAGATATTTTTGGTACACTTCAAAAGGAGTCACTTGATATATCATATAGGAAGTTTAGATGTTTTGGGCATAAAATTCAATATCTCTGCCTCTTCCCTTAATTTATTTTTGGTTTTGATATTGATAAGTCCTGCAACCGTTTCTGATTCGAGACCTTTTTCATCTGCATGATAAAGCATTGCATCAAGGTAACTCATTCTGGTTCTTTCAACAATTTCATCAATTTCAGTATTATATTCTTCCGAAGAATAAAAATTTAGTAATTCTGACATTATCCCTTAATTATATCAAATTATGACAACATTGTCAAGTTAAATCATATCATTATTATTTTTTCCTATGACTTCTCCTTCTTTTTGTTCTGGATCATCCTTGTCTTTAAACCAATAATCTGTTGACTTGGCGAGGACTGCCACATAGGCTCCGACCATGATATTGATCAAATCTCTCGATTCGGTAGGCAATGAACCAAAAAACAACAACCATATTAAAAACAAAAAAGTGAAAACTATAATCATAGACAACGAAAATCGTGCCCACCAATTCAATTTTTTTCTTGTTTCGATTTTCTCATAACGTAATGCTTCCATCGGATTGCTCTCCCATAATTTTTCTTCTTGATCTTCAATCATTTCGGATGAAGTGTTGATTTTTCCATCGCCCAATCGTTGTTTGATTTTTTTATTCATTTTTCTTCTATTACCGTGACCCACTGCGGCCCATTTTTCTTATAGTAATACATACTGGTTTCAGTTTTTTCTTGCATTTTGAATAGAAACTTTTTACCTGCGTGGGAACCTTTTAATAAACGAGAAAAGAAATCTTTGAATTTATCTCCTATATCATCCACTGAAATACTACGTCCACCAACATCAAATTTATCTAAAACTTTACCTATTCCTGCATTACGATTAGTTCCGATCATTGCGAAAGAATTCTTATCTTTTACAATTACTGAATGTTGGTCATATTTTTTACCCAATTCGAGCATGTCTTTTCTTTTGATATTGGGGATGAACAGAGATTTCTCATTTACGAATCCATCTTCTTCTTGATATCCACCCTTTAATTCAATAAAACCAAAACCTTTTTCTCTGACCAATCCTTTAAGTTCATTATAACGACCCAAATTTTCTTTATCGGAAAATTCTTTTCTGAATGGTGATATTACACCAAAATTTTCTGTCTTGTTTATATGAGTCATGATCCTCGAAAGACTCGACTCTGCTATAAATGTTCTAAATGTCAACATGTTGTATTTTTCCGTGTATAGTATTGAAGGGGGTTGTTTCTGTTACTAGGCACAACCCCAAAAAAACCCTACAGTCTAATTATGCCGCTAGAGCAACCCTCGCAGGGGAATAGTCTGAATGATTAGCAGCGTTGAAATTTGCAGCTAGTTTGTGATGTTGGTCATCACCCATCCGTTCTCGCTGTTACTCTCACTAGCAATCGAATACCAAAACACCCCCAATTCGGTTATAGTTGGTGGAGGTGGCCAGAGTCGAACTGGCGTCTTACTTAGTTACCCTACAGGTCATCAAACATCTCTAACTATTTAGTATTTATATAATAGTCAACCCCACCTATTCTATCAAAAAGGCAGATTTCCCCCTTTTTTGAAATGGTATGCCTCACACACTTCTTGTAATTCGTGAATATGATCCAGAGGATTGTAAACTCTCCAATCAATATGAATATCCGCATCTAACATGTGATTGTATTTTTTCGAGTCAAATCTGATCAGGGAACATATTACTATTTTTTTTGGAATCAATCCATACATTTCATATAACATAAAACTATACGCAGTTCCTTGTAATATATAAGATCGAAGATATTCTTCCTTTTTGAGATACGATGCAGTCTTCCAATCGATGATCGCAAGTTCACCTTCATAATCCGCAATCAAATCTGTTGTTCCTGCGATTCGGAGTGAGTCTGACCACATCATCAACTCAATCCCACGAATATTATCAATCTTTTTTTCGATTTGACTGGTTGCCAAATTGATTAATTCTTTGTGTTCGGGAAGAGTATTTTTATCGAAATAATTTTCATCTCCACGAATATATTTTTCAAGCACCCCATGAATTCGAGTTCCTCTCTTAGAAGCTTTAGTTGAAACTCTATTGGCAACTTCTGCTCCCACCTTAGACTTCCATTCTTCTATCCCTTTTTTACTGATAATCTCATAGAGAAGAGAGGTTATAGATGGATATGTTCCCTTTGCTGAATGATATTTTCTACCATCCACACCAGAATTATCTTGTTTTATTTGTTCTCTTCGATCTTCAAGTAAATCATAATTAAATTGTTTCATATATCAATGGGTATCTATTGTACTGTGAAGGTGTTTACTTTTTATATCTTTGAGTTTGTCTTTGAATCCATCATCTGGTTTTTTTCCTGCAAAGTGCCAGGGATCACCAATATATGGTTTCGCAAACACCATTTTAACTTTACCACCACAACCAGAAATCGGACATGGTTTTTTAGTGGGTTCGTTTCTTTGATCTATGGTCGAAGACTCTTCAAAACCTTCGTCACATTTTTCACAAACGTAGTCATAATGAGGCATTATAATATACTCCTTTTTTATGATTTTTCAATCAGATTACCATTTTCGTCAATAAAGTCACATGGGCCGACAATACAAGTCCAATTTCCCTTTCTCTCTATTGTTATTTTCTTTTTTGGTATTTCAACCTTTACTGTTCTTTTAGGTGTCCAAAAAGTTCTTTTTGGTTCCACAAAAGGAATTTCTACTATTACAGGTATCTTTTCATGTGTATGAAAAACTTTCCGTCTTTCGATTACACAATCTGGACACTCGCCAGTTTTCGTATCCACCCAACATCCAGACATTGCGTGACAGACCTCTTCTGTCACATATTCAACTCCTGCTAATGCGGATGAACTCAAAAACAGAACAAACCATAATATAAGTATTAAATTTTTCATATTTGTTCCTTTTTTATTGTTACATGTATATTATAACCTATTGGAACAGAAATGTCAAGTTGTTTACAAAGTTTTTTTTACTTCCATAAAAAATATGTCTATCAATTGAAACCAAAACCCTTTTTCTTTTACTCCATTTTGGATATTTTTCCATCCAATTTGCATGATAGTGCGTTGCACCATCTGTTATGTCAATTAATGCTTTGTCACGATAATCGACAAGAATTTTTTCTGCAAGGTCTTGCGATGATTTCCAAGTTCTACCTTCTCTTGGTTCATCCGACAAGCCATCACAGTACCACGAAAATTGACATTTATTTCTCACGGGAACATGTTCACCCCTTCTTTCATTATAACGATGAATGCCCTGTTGTACTACTTCACATATGGTATCGGGATATTTGTTGTTTAATACACGATTGATCGTGACATTTGCAACTGCTAATTTTCCCGCTGTGCTTTCCACTCCTGCCTCAAAGTAAATATTTTTCGACAAACAGAGAACATCTGCTGGTGTATGTTTTATTTTGTCGAATTCGAGAGATTTATAATAGTCTAACACAACTTTATGTTCAACCATGTTAGATTCCCATAGTTGAACAGGTGCATTACTATTGATCGGAGAAGTAGTATACCATAGTGTAGCAAACAAAGCAAGGAACACCCTTACTGTCTTTACCATACTTGTACCTTTTTTTGGTTATTAATT